TACGGCGCGCGGTGACGGTGCGGAGGGCATCGCCGATCTCGCCTGCCTCGAGCTGCTCCGCGCCCTGAGCGAACGCAGGACCGAGGATGTCGCGGTACTTCTGACCGCGCTGCTCCTTGTTGATGAAGCGGCCGCCCTCGCCCTTCTGAAGGCCGGAGACAAACTGCTTCCACACGGGAGAGGCTTGGAGGGCTGACTCGACAGCCGCGGCGCTGGCCGCGCGGCGCTGTTCGACCTGCTCAGGGGTGAGGTCCAGCCCTTCGCCGAAGGGGGCGCGCGTGGCGCGCTGACCTCGGAAGCCGCGCCCTTCGCGGACGGCAGCCGCGGCGCGCTGGTCAGCGCGTCGCTCAATGGCACTGGCGCGCGGAGCGCCCTGCCCGATTGCCACCACGGCACCGGACTCGTCGAACTCGATCCCAAAGCGCTCACGGAGCGTCTGGGCGAGCTCGGCGTCGGTCATGCCTTCGGCGGGAGCTGGCACACGACGCCGCGAGGACGCCGCCTCGCCGACCAGCGGGCCAACCTTCGGGCCGCCCCGGACGACGTTGCCGGAGATGTCGGTGCGCAGCGGGTAGGTCGACTCCTCACCCTTGCGCGCCACCGGCAGGCGGGCCGTGGGACCCTCCTGTCCAGTTCGCTTGCGGATGTCGACCATCCGGTTGTAGGCCAGCGTCGCCTCGCGTGAGCCCTGCTCCGCGGCAGCGAACTTCTGTTCGGCCTCGGCGTACATCTGCTGGAGACGACCGAGGTGCTCTGCCTCGCTCTCGCCCTCGAGCTGGCGCAGCGTCGATCGGCGTCGCCCTGACCCACGACCGCGCGCAGGGCGCCCCGCCTCGTTCGGGTTGGCGAGGATGTTGCCGCCCTCGAGCGGACCGAGATCGGTCTCTCGCGGCGCCGTGGCCGCGCCAGTCGGACCCGCCGCCCGTGGACGCCAGTAGTAACCCTGCGGCCCACCACCACCGCCTCCGAAGCCAGCCGCGCCCGGAGGCCCGCCCTCACCCCAGTTCAGGCTGATCGGGATGGAGATCGTCCCGATCGAGTTGATGATGCTCTCGCGGATCTGGGCCGCTTCGGCGTGGGTAAAGTCCTTGATCTTGACGGGGATGAGGACCCCGCCGTCCTGCTCGACGCGGGTCTGGATGTCACGTCGAAGAGACCGCGCCGAATCGCGGTTGGTCTTGACCTTGACGGTCACTTCGAGCCCGCTGAGCGACTTCCTCAGCTCGGCCAGCTTCCCACCGTCATCGAAGGTGACGGGGATCTTCACTGGCTGAGACTTGAAGCCGCTCAGCTCACGATCGAAGTCCTTCTTGATCTGTGAGGCATCGGCGACGATCCGTACGCCGATGCCACCGAGGTCCTCAAAGTTCCTCGCCACAGTCAGCCCCTTGGTCGACTCGCGACCTCATCCCCCCAGCGATTGAACGGCGTGTCGCCGTCACGCTCGACCCAGAACCGCGGAGTCTCGTCCTCTTCCTCGTCAGGCTTGTCGAGGTCGATACCGAACTCTCGCTTCTGGAACGCCTTCCAGTAGGCGAAGTACTTCAGGTACACCGAGCGTTTCATCTTGCCCACGACCTCCGCTGGTGTCAGGTCGCGGCCATTGATGCGTTCCCCCTTGATCCCCCACATCCGAGCGATGTCCCAACGGACGTACTCGCTCGGGCTTATGGGTTTGGGCGCTTCTGCTCCTGTGCCTTGATGGCGGCGAGCTGGTCATCGGTCAGGGCCATGTAGTGCGCTCGCCGCACCTCGACCAAGACGCGCGTGACGACCGGCACCTTCTCGTGGCCCCACGCCTCGGGATCGAGCTTCTGCCCGGGCGGGTCGCCCTTCTTCTCGACGATGGTCACCGCAGCCAACGTCAGGAGCTTCTCGAGCAGGAGGACATCGGTGACGGTGGCTCCCTCGTTCTTCTCGTCGGGGACCTCCGACTTGCGCTGGATGTCCTCGTACTGCTTCTGCTCCAGCTCGTCGATGCGATAGGTCTTGCCACGAATGGTGAGGAAGGCGACGCCCTCCTCCTCTTCCGGCTCGGGGTCCGGAACGGCGGTCGGCTTGGTCTCCGCCTTAGCTGTCGAGGTCGACAAGAGTGACTCCTCTCTCTACGGACAAGGTCCTGCCGGACAGCGCCATTCGCTCAGATCCGGGCCACTCGACCTTGAATCGCTTGCCCCCCAGCCAAACGATGAACTCTTTCTGGTACGCCTCGTCCTCGAGGAACGCGGCGTTCAGATACGTGAAAAGAGCGCGAAGGCGATAAGAAGCGGGTTCACCCGGCTTCCTATCGTCTTCGCGCAACGTGACTTCCCACCAGCCGCCCGCGGCACGATCGATTCGTGCGACCACGGCGCCGAGGGACGGGATGGTCACCTCTCCGCGACCACCCTTCAGTAGCTTGAGTGCCATGCCTTCTCCTGACGGAGTGAAGGTGGGGGTGGAGCCGGGGGACCACCGCCCCGGCTCCGATTCTGCCCGATCGTCGGGTGCTTACGCGCCCGTGAACAGCGACCATGATCCGGCCGCGCGGAAGTTGCCTCGCGCGCGCACCGCGTCGTTCAGGCTGTCCTCGATCGAGGCGTCGAACAGGCCCGGTCCCCATGCGAGCAGGACCTCGAAGCTGTCGCGGTCGTCCGCGTACAGGTAGATGTCCGTCTCGTCCTCTGCCGAGAGGTTGACGAGGAGGTCGCCGGAGACGTCCATGAAGCCCTCCCACGTGCCCGAGATGTCTCGCAGGCCCGTGAGGTAGGTCTTGTTGGAGTCGCCGAAGACCGTGGCCTCGACGTAGTCACGGCCGAGGTTCAGGGTCCAGCCCGACTTGGCGGCGGCCTTCGTCCCGGTGCCCTTCGGCCCGTTGATGTAGATCGCGCCGTTCTTGCCGTGGAGCTTGGTGCCTTCGTTGGCTGCCATTGGGTCTCCCTACGCCCGCTAAACGCTGGGGACTAGACCGTGCGGTCTTGGTCGAGCCAGATCTCGTACGTTCCGCCGTTCTGGAACACGCGACGACCCTCGGCGTTTCGCTCAGGCGACAGCGGGAGCTCCGCGTTGCGTCGCACCGTGAGGGTGGAAAGCCCAGTGACCGTGAGCGTACTGTCATGCAGCTCGTCGGTAATGAGCGCGTCGAGGCTGTTGACCTCGACTGGATTGGTGCCGCGGACGACGATGTCGAACCCGACCACGAAGATCGCCGACCCCCACGCGAACTCGTAGGGCGCGAACGCGAGGCTGAAGACGACGTACGGGTATTGGATTCGGTCCGAGGCGTTGAGACCCTCGTGGATCCCGCCGACAGCAGCGGAAGCGATCGAGTTGTTGGCTCGTAGCTTCTGCACGAGGGCTTGCTTGACCGGCCCGGAGGTCGGCAGAGCAGGAAGAACCATCCTCTACCTCACGCGAGTCGGCTAGATGAAGTGCGGGTTGAGCCCCGCACGCTTCAAGTTCCTGAAGACCTTGGCCTTGAACGGGCCGCGCAGAGCCTTCAGGGTTGGCCGCAGATACGGCTGCTCGGAGGTCCTCGAGGTCGGCAGCTCGACGAACTTGGCGTATGGCGTGGGGCTGACGATGTGATAGACGATCCTGCCGCCCCGCACGTTGGCCTTCTCGCCGTAGATCTCCCCCCGCAACCTGCCGCCGAGCGTCGACCTAGAGGTGTGTTTGATGACCCCGCCGCGCGTCAGGACCGACGTGCGCTGGGTGTAGATGGCCGAGGTCCCCGGCTTCGTGACGATCTTGCCAGTGGCGAAGTCGACACCAGCCGTAGCCTCACGGCGCCCGGACTCCCGCAGCTCGGCCTCTCCTCGCCCGGTGAGGAACGACCGTCCGGACTCGTCCTTCAGGCGGAAGCCGCCATCGAACTCCTCGACCTCCGGAGCTTCGAGGATCTGCTGTGCGCGGCGAGCGATCGTGGCCCGCTGTGGTTGGCTGCCCGTGAACTGGCCGCGCGCGTTGCGCGCCCCACCGCTGGCGAAAGCGGGGAGCCGCGCGATCTCCGCACGCGAGAGACCCCGCGGCCGCGCCCGCTTCTCGATGTAGCTGACCTTGCGAACCGGCGCCAGCCGCTTCGCCATCCTGACCCCAAGGGCCGTCGTCTCGTCAGCCGCGTCGTCCGCGGCAGTGATGATGACCTGCTCGATGTGCTTGACGAGCCCCGGAACGTCCAGCTGACCCTGAACCGGCATCAGCTTATCTTCCGCAGGGCCGCCCGGATGAGCACCTTCCACGTGTTCTCGACGTTGGTGTCGATCACCCGGTATGAAGTCCCATCACCAACCGTGTTGCCATCCGCGTCGAGGGCATACACCTTGACGGAGTCTCGCCGCTCAAGGGCCGTACCCAACGGCACGAAGAGCCGCCCGTCTTCCTCATGGGTGATCGCCGCCAGCGAATCGTTGGTCTGGTAGTCGGGCTGGTTGCGGAACCAGCCAAGGACCACTTCATCTGGCTCATCCGACTGCGCTCCCTCCACTGAGTCGTCCCACGAACCTGACTGGTCTTCGTCGCTCTGGTGGAAGATCTCGATTCGGCTGTTGTAGAGCGATTCGGCGACCTCGGACAGGGCTGCCAGCTCTTCGGTTCCGATGAGGGCCATGATCTACCCCCGGATCGTCATGAAGCGCAGGCCCATGAGGAGGTTCTGCGCCGCGGCCGGGAGGTCGACTCCCTTCTCCGCGCCGCTGCGGGATCCGATACGCCGCAGCCGGACCTCCTCGACCTCGATCGATTCGATGCCGGTCATGCCCTTCTGCTTCAGCCGCGCCTCGCCGATGTACTCAGCGGCTCCCAGAGCGTTTGCTCGAGCCACCTCCCACGGCACGCGGTACGTGTAGCTGGCGGTCAGGGTATCGGACTCGGCAGCGGGGGTGACGAGGGTCACGAATCCACCATCGAGATCGACGCCGAAGTCGGTGTCCTCCACCAGCGCCGTGCCGTTCCTCTTGACCGTGATCTCCTCGTCGGGATCCCAGAACCCGTTGAAGGCCATGTACTCGGTCCAGTCCTCCTCACCAGAGGTGGTGCTGGTGCAGACGAGCTCCTCGTCGATCACGGGGAAGGTGTGACCGTACGAGTAGTCCATGACCGACACGGGCTCGGAGAGACCCAACGAGGGGACGTCCGCCTGTCCCCAGATCCCCACCTTGGTCAGGGCGAAGTTGATGAGCTCGACGTAGCCCTCGTGACGGTTGATGAACCAGTCCTGAGTCTCGAAGTCGATGTAGAGGTTGTTTGTGGCCTCGATGCGGAGGCTCGTGACGTTCTTGAGCGGCGTGTGCAGCGGGTAGATGCGCCGCTTGTAGCGGTCGCGAAAGCCCTGCTGCTCCCCGGTGATGAGGCCGCCCTTGAACGAGTACCGCTGCGGGTAGAGCGGCACGTTGCAGAAAGCATCCACCGCGGCGGCGGCCGTGAGGAGATGCTCTCGGATCTGATAGCTCGGGACCCCTGTGAGGCTGACCCCGAGGCCCATCTTCTCGAAGCGCTTCGGGGTTACGTACACAGGCTCCCTCTCATGTCTGCCCGATCAGGATCAGGACCCAAGCGATCGCGATCCCAACGAGGCGAGCCACGGCCACGTCCCAAGAGGGCGGCCATGGCGGGTCCATGGTTGCGGGGGAGGGGCCGAAGCCCCTCCCTCCGATCAATCGCCAGAGGCTACGAAGCCTGCTGGACGCGGACCTTGTTCGAGAAGGTCGGAGCCTTCAGGGCGAGGCCCCACATCCCGAAGATGATGAACAGCCGCGTGAGCTGCCCAGTGACACCCATCGGGATCTCGATGACGCTGGGACCCTCGCTGCCGAGGTACGGCATCGAGATCGTCGCCTCGTCGAGCAGATAGATGTCGGAGACGGTCTCGCCGCCCTCGAACTCTCCATCCGAGTCGTCCGTGACGTAGGTCCCGATGGACGGTCCCGGAACCCCGACGAGGGGCATGAGACCGAACAGCGTGTTGATCCCACCCGTCTTCACGCCGACAGCGACGTCGACCTGATTGGACGGGTCGTAGCGAACCCGATCGTCCTGCTGGAGATCGAAGGTCGCCTTGTCGGTGTACGTGAGGTACGCCACCGACGCCGTGCCACCGAGGTCGCCGACCGTGACCAGCGCGCGCTCGACTGCGGCACGCATGTTGCCGGTCGTCGAGGGGTTGCTGTTGGGGTCGACGTTGACGGCGCGATCGGTGTTGAGGAGCTGGCGCAGGCCGGTGAAGCCGTCTGCATCGAACGCCCCATCCTCATCGTTCGCCGTCCCACCGGACGCGGTGTTCTCGGCGTTGCCCTGAAAGATCGTCCGCTGCATCTTCGCCCGGACGGAGATCAGGCCATTGCGGAGCTCGCTGCGCTCCGGGTTGAACCCGCTGCCGGACTGGAGTGCGGCGAACTGGTTCTTCAGGCTCACGCCGCGCCGAGTGGCGATGACCGCGATGTTGGTCGTGTCGCGGACGTAGGTTCCCCGGTCGTCCGTGACCGTGCCGAGTTCGGACATGAACTCGGCCTCGCCGTAGTCGGTGTTCTGCGTGAAGGTGTGGACGAGCCCGTTCGCGGGCTCCTTGTCAAAGCGGTCGAACGCCGGGAACGTGCGCACGAACAGCTCGTACATGATCGGCTCGAGATCCTGTCGGATCAGAGCCGAACCGTTCGAGCTGTCCAGCATCTTCTGGAGACTCGGATCGCGGCTGACGGCCTCGAAGACCGCGCTGCCGCCCGCTGCCATCCAGAGATCCACGGGCACGCCCATGTTCTTCTTCGCGGCCTGCTTGTAGAAGGCCGCGTGAAGCTGACGCTCGTCCAGCTTGCGGAGCTCACGCATCAGATCGACGTGGTCGTCGACCGAGATGAGTCCGCGCGCGATGGCAGGGTTGATCGAGCCTTCGCCCGGTCCCTGCGCGAGAGCCGCCGTGTTGGGCGACGCATTGAGCGCCTCCAACTGGGCCTTGTAGCCGTCGATCAGCTCAATGGCCTCGGCGATCTCCTGCGGCATCACTGGCATCAGGAGCTTCCCTTTCCTGTGAGGTTCAGGACGTCGCCATAGGTCTCGTGCAGGCGGGAGCTGAGGGTCGTGCCTTCAGCGCGCACTGCCGACTTCCTGATGAGCGGCAGATCCATCACCTTGTTGACGAAGGCGACCGCTTCAGAGATACGCTCGTCAGCAGTCAAGAGTCGGCTCCGGAACTCGGCATTCTCGGCCTCGAGAGCTTCGGCACGCAGCGTCACCTCGATGAGCTGCGAGAGCGTCTGCCCCAGCAGCTCGGTCGCGTCCTTCAGCGTCGACACGGCACCCGCGTCGACGAGCTTCTGGAGCTCGGCCTTGGCCTGCTTCTCGGTTCCAGAGTCGGTTCCCTCCGCGGTCTCAGGGTCGCTCCCCTCGGGGGCTTCCTGCGCGTCGGTGTCTGCGTCTGACTCCTCGGTGGAGTCAGCATCCGCATTCGGATCGGTGTCGGCCTCGAGAGGCCGATCTTCATTGATGGCGTCCATGACCTCGTCCATCTCCTCGTCGGAGGGATAGGCGTTCTTGTACGCCAGCAGCGCATCACGGACGAGCACCTTCAGCTCGCCCGGGGTCGGGGGCTCGACGGGCTCCTCTTCGTCAGAAGGTCCGTCGTGGATGACGTGGCGCCAGTAGTTGACGATCGCAGCCGGGTCATCCTGCGTGTGGTTCGGCTCGACCGGCTCGGCTGCCTTGTCGGCCGCGGCAGGAGTGTCTTCGCCGACCTCGTCGGCGCCCTCCTCCTCGGCGTCCGGCATGTCCTCTCCCGCGGGGACGTTGTCGGGGTCGACCGTCTCGGCCTTGTTGTCGTCCTTCGCGCCGGACGGCTTCTCCTCGTCCTTCTGGCGGGCGATGGCCTTGTACAGGTCCTCGCGCGTCGAGCGCTCGCCGATCAGGCCCTTCTGGATCGCGATCGCCTTGGTGGCGCCCTCGACCCAGCTCAGCGGGTTGGCCGGGATGCCAACCACGCTGGCCTCCATGAGGTCGACCTGATTGATGATGAGCGGCGGGAACCAGCTATCGGTCTCGGTGTCGGCCTCCTCGTAGTCGAGGATCATCGCGCCGATCGAGATGCCGAGAGTGACCCCGTTCTCCAGCGAGGCGATCGTCTGGTTCGACTTCTCGTTCGAGTCGTCGACGACGATGCCGAGCTCGAGGAACGCAACCTCGTCGCGGGTCCCCGTGGAGGCGATGTGGTCCGGGATGAGTCCCTTGTCCTTCGCCTCGGCCACGGTCATCTTGCGGGTCTTGGCCGACTCGACGAACCCGAACACGTCGTCCGGCACCGAGTACGTGTGGTTGCGGAAGATCGTCAGGCCAACGGCCTGCTTCGCCATTCCGCGGATGCACTCCTCGGTGATCGTGTCGCCGTGGCGGTCCACGATCGAGGAGCTGGCGATGCACTTGATCCGGGTCTTGCCATCGCCGGACGTGGCGGACTTCTCGATCTCCATCCCCTTCGTGAAGATCTTGAAGTCGGCGTCGCGCGTCTCGAGGACGGTGCCCCGCAGGGTCCCTGTCTGGAGAACGACCGGCTCGGCGAGATCAGCCAGATTCGGCTGCGCCTGCTTGCCCATGAGTCTCTACCTCCGCTCCGGCCGCGAGGCCGGTGATGTAGTCATGGAAGGAGTCGGCCGCGGCGTCCCACTTGAACGACGACGTGACGTGTTCCCTTCCGGCACGACCCTTCTCGCGGCGCCAGCCGCGGGAGCTGTAGGCGTGCTCGATGGCCTCACTGAAGGCCCCGACATTCGAGAGCATCTGGTCGTGCCCGAATGGCACGGTGATGGCTCGTTCCGGATCGATCAGCTCGCCACCGGGTCCGACTACCTCGGGGATCGAGGAGGCGTTCTGGGCGATGACTGGGACGCCGCAGGCGAGTGCCTCGGCGATGGTGAGCCCGAAGCCCTCCCCTCTCGAGTTCGAGAGGAAGACGTCGAACGAGTTGTAGACGGCGTTGAGGTCCTGCTGGCTGTAGCCGTGGACTGGATCCATCTCTCCCGGCCAGCGGAATCGCTCTTCGGTTTCGGTGTCGCGTGACACCATGGCGGGGAGGTCGATCCCCGTCCGGGCGTTCTTGGCCTTGCAGTGGAAGTAGGCAACGACATCGGTGTGCCGTTTCATCACCGGCAGCAGCGCCTTCCACGAGGCCCCGAAGTCCTTGCGTCCAGTGTTGGAGTCGACACGGCCGACCACGAACACGTCGCGCGGCAGGCCGATGCCCTGCCTGCAATCCGCCTTGGTCTTGGCGACGAAGCCGGTGCTGAGGGTGATCGGCCGCTGGCTTGAGACGGGCCAGAAGTCGTCAGTGTCGACGCCGTGGTAGACGAGCTTGGCGTCGGGCATGGCCTCCAGCCCGAACTTGCTCATCGCGACCCGGTTGGTGCGCTGTGCGAGCACGTCGTAGGTCTTCGGCAGGTCGTACCCGTCGACCGGCTGGTACAGGATGATCGGGAATCCCTGCTGGAGGATCTGATCCGGGTCGTACCTGTTCTCGAAGAGCTGGCGCATGGCGACCTGCGGGTCGTTGACCATGACCACCACTTCGGGCTTCACCTTGTCCAGCAGCTCCATGAAGCGCGACATCCCGTATACGTCCGTCTGGACGTTGATGTTCGGAACGTAGAGCGCGAGCGGAGTCTGGTTCTTGACGCTGGGGTACGGGTCGCCCCGGTAGTTGGTGGCGATGACGTGAATCTCGTGGTCGTACTTGGTCACAAGACGTTCGCCGATCGCATGGGTGACGCGGGCGAACCCGGTCGTCGAACCGCCATCGGCGATCCACAGCACCTTGGTCAACGAGTACCTCCACGCCGCAAACGGGCTGATGGTTTGGCAGGAATCCTGCTTCCAGAGGTGGCGAGACACGGGACGACCCGGAGGCTTGATTGGCAGCCATCCGGGTCGTTTCGCTCTGTTCAGCGGGGACGGCTATCCGAATAGACACGGATAGCCGCCGTTCGGCCGGGTCAGGTCTGGTTTGGCGGCACTCTAGCAGGTTCGTAGCGAACCCGACAAGGGTTTCGCCTAGACGACCGTCACCTGCAACGACTGGTCGACGCTGTCATCGGACGTGTCGATCAGCTCGAGGGTCCATGTCCCGGCCACCGGGAAGATGAGTCCGTCGAACGGACGGTGCTCATGATCCTCGGACGTGTTGAAGATGTGAGATCGGAGTGGCTTTCCATCCCACTCGGGCGCCGTGGCCTCGACGAAGTACTCGAACGTGCCCCCCGTCCCGTCCGGGTCCCGTCGATCTGGTGCGCCAGTGAGAACGACGTGGCAAGCGTCGATCGTGGCGCGTGGCTCGGCTGGATTGATCGCCAGCGTCATGTCAGCTCCTTTCGGCCTCGTCTTCCTCGGCCATCTCCTTGTGGCGCTCGCGGGTCTCCGCCAGAGCCTCTGGTCCGTTCAGCGTGTCCTCTTCGCTGAGCGTTGCCTCGTTGACGTCGACTCCGACGCCCACGGTGTCCTCCGCCCCCTCCTCATCCGAGCCCTGCGCTGGGTTCTTCGGATCCTTGTCTTCCGGACCTGAAACCGGCATCACTTCACCTCGAAGCTGATGGCCGCGTGAGAGGCCCCGGCCTTCACCGAGACCTTATGGTCCCCCGCCCGCGGCCCGTGGAGGAAGACCTGAACAAGGCCGGTCGGGTCGGTCTTGAGACGCTGAGTCGTGGGTCCCTCCGGAGCCTCGATCTCAGCGATCGCGACGTGGCTGGGCTCGAGGCCCCGCGCCGTCACGATGATCTGGGTGCCGACCGACAAGGGCTCGGAGAGGCTGATCGTGCCCTCCGCCCCCGTCTCGGCCGTGGGGTTTGTCTTCGGGGCCGTGACCGGCTCCGCCTCACTTCTTGCTGGGCTTGTCGTCGGCTCCGCTGGGGTCTTCGACTGGCGCGTTGTCTTCCGCGCGCGCGAACCCTGTGCCGCCGAGCTCGACCGGCTCTGGCTGCGGGACGATGCCGCCATCTGCGTCCTCCTTCGTCTCGTACTTCAGACAGACCACGCAACGAGAGACCCTACGGCCCCCCTCGCTGAAGCCTGTCCATCGATGCTTATGGTCTGCTGGCATGTTCCATACCTCCTGCCACTGCAAGGGGCGCGAGCCCCGTGATCTCCTGTACCCGCTCCCACCACGGGAACGACATCACGTAGGCCCAGCCCTTCACGCCAGCCACGAAGGCGCACGCATCGTTCATCTGGGCGCGGTTGTGAGTCTCCCAGCCGATGTGGCCTCGCCCACGCTCGAAGTAGTTCAGGTAATCGATCATCATCTCGTCGAGCGAGCGTCGGTGTTCGATACAGCCATGCGGCCACCAGATCGCCTTCTGCGTCATGGGCCGCGAATGCAATGTCTCGGGCCAGCCCACCGAACGGCGGAAGAGCCGCAGGTGACCATGGTCGGCCTCGATCTCGATGTCGTCGATCCACGACCGGAACGGGACCCAGATCGCCTCGTTGTGCAGCAGATCGCTCTCGGCCACCGCGATCGCAGTGGAGATCGAGTCCAGCAGCTCGGCGTTCGGCATCTCGTCGCACGAGACCACGAAGCACCAGCGCGTCATCGACGCTCCCACCATGCGCGGGAAGCTCTTGTCGCCATGGCCCCAGTGGGCGTCGGTCAGGATCGTGTCTCCCGGCCGGGTCATCCGGCCGCGCACGATCTCGAGGGTCTTATCGGTCGACTCCTGCACGCAGACGACGGTGTGGTCGAAGTACGGCTTGAGCGTGTCGAGCAGGTGCCCGATCCGCTCCTCCTCGTTGTACGCCACGATCAACAGGGTCACGTCTGGATGCGGGGTGGGGTTCGGATAGGAGATCTCGGTCAACGCTGTCGCCTCTGACAGCGAGATGTCGACCATCTTGAAGTCGGCCATTACCACGGACCCTCTGTCGGATCGTACCGATCGCGCGCCTCAGTGTAGAAGCGCTTCAGCCTCGCGACGACCTTCTCCTGCGCGTGGTAGTCGTTGATGTACTGCCAGCCAGCGTCCGCAACCTGCTTCCTGATGGTCGGCTCTAGCATCTCGCGTACCGCGTCGACGACCATCCCCATCGCAGGCTGGTAGGGCAGGTAGCCGATCTTCTTGGTGATCGCGGCCTCGATCTCGGCGAAGCCACCCGAGACGACCGGCAGACCCATGCCCATCGCCTCGAGACCCGAGTTGCCGTAGCAGTGGAAGAGCTGGTCGAGATGCACGTCGCCGGTTGCCTTGGCCGCGAGCGCCTGCGCCCACGACTTGCCCTCGGTCAGCTTCAGCTCCCCGCCCACTGCCTTGACCGCAGCCTGCCACTGGTCGGTGCCCTTCTCCTTGCGGAACGCAGTCGGCGAGTGAACGAAGCGCAGTGTCGATCGGAACGGATCTGGCCGATACTGCGCCCTGAGCGCCTGCATGTAATCGAGGTCGACAGGATTCGGCAGCCACTTGGTTCGCGGGCTGAGCGCCTCCATGTCGATCGTCGAGCAGATGGTGACGAGGTTGTGAGCATCGGACAGCGCGTTCATGGCGTCCGTGTTCCAGCGGTAGATCTGGCCGTGGTGATGGAGCAGGACTGGCTTCCCGGGCGGGTTGTACAGCCCGGTCAGGTTCATCGTCCGCTCCATGGCGTGAACGACGTCCGCCCACGCCCACATCTCATGGAACTGCGCCGGGTCCCAGCTCAGGTCAACCGGGTAGTCGATGTAGTTATTGCTGCCCCGCATAGAACGAACGGTCCAGTTCGGGGCGTGTTTCTCGAAGGCGCGCTGAATCGCAATAGCGACTCCACCGATGTCATCCCCCTCGCTGATGATGAAGACGCGGAGCCCGCGCCTAGTCATCCACGGAGATGCCGAACGAGACCAACCGATAGGTCTGCTCGTGCAGCGATTCCACCATCTCCTCAGCGAGGAATGCGATCTCCTCGTCCGTCATCGACAGACTAGCGGTCGTCGACTTCAGAGCTTCGATCAGCGCCAGCTTCTCGTACATCCTCGTCCTCTCCTTCATCGGTGGGAGGTGTGGACTCCGGGCCGCCGCCAGCGGGCGGCTTCGGGGTCTTGGAATCCATGACCTCGCGCGCAGTTGGCACGTCGCGCAGGGAAACGAACCCGACCGACGACTGCGCCATCGGCCAGTTGAAGTGATCGCCTTCGAGCGGCTTGAGACCCTTGCTCATGCGGATCTCGTTCACCGCCTCGGTGGCGACCTTGCCGACCTGAATCTCCTCGATCTGGGCGTGCTGGAGCGTCTCCTTGAGGTTCAGGCGGGTGAAGGTGAAGGCGAGGTTGTTGTCCTGACCGCCCCAGAAGGGATCCCACACGACCTCGCGTGTCAGGTGACCGGCCACCAGCTTCATCAGAGGCCGCGCACCGCGGTCCTCGCCCTGCTGGTCCTGCACCTGCGCGGTGGCCTTGTTCACGCTCTCGCCGAAGCCAAGGTCAGACGGGAAGAGCTGGTAGACGCCAGCGATCTTCTTGGCGAGGTACTCCAGCCACTCCATGAACTGCATGTCGCGCTGGTTGTTGCGGAACGGGATCCACTTCGCGCCCTTGGTTCCGCCCCAGAAGGCGGTCGCGCCGCGGCCCGCCACCTCGGCGAGGAAGTAGCGCTGGAACTTGTCGACCTGCTCAGGCCGCGCCGTCTCACCGAGGTCGAAGATGCCGTCGCCCGCAGCGGTGGTGACCTGCCGCGAGTTGTAGTCGTGGCCCCACAGCTCGGCCTCGATCGAGCGCTTCAGGACCTCGAGGTTGGAGAGGCCCACCGCCCGGTGCGTGCCGGGACGCTGCATGATGTAGGTCAGCTCGTTGTTCGAGTAGCGAGCCAGCTCCTCGATCAGGTTCGGGGCCATCCAGTAGTAGCGTGGCTCAAGCGGGTCGCCGTCCCAGAAGCGATTGACCTTGACCCGAGCGCCGTCGATCGGCCACAGCTCCTTGATCTCGCCGCGCGGGCTGCGGATCTTCTCGATCGATCCGGCGTCGAGGTTGAGGACATCCTCAACGACCATCTTGATGAATGGCTCCCAGCCCTCGTCACGCGGGTTGGGCGTGCGGAACAGCTTGCGGAGCTGCTGCTGAAGTCGCTTGGGAACCTGCTTGGCCGGGTCGGCGGGCACGATGTCCCACTCGGCCGCGGCGAGCTGGCCCATGCGGATGTCGTTGGCGGTGCGGATGAACTCCGAGTTGGCGGCCCAGTTGCGAAGCATCTGGGGGTTGCTCTTGCCGATCGCCTTGCTCTCGGGGAACGCGGCGCCGACAGCCATGTCGGGGTCCCTCTTCGGGGTCGCCCGCAGGCCCCGCAGCAGCAGCGATTCGATGGCTCCTGCCATGCCTACCTCCGCACCCTGAAGTGATCGGTGATGATGTCGTCGAAGGCGCCGCCCACGACATCGCGCGTGAGCTTGGAGTTGGCCTCCTTGCGAGCCTGCTCGTAGGTCAGCTTGTAGGTCTCGAGGTCTCCCATCATGTCGGCGAGGTGGGCGGGGACCCAGCGTTCCCCGTCACGAAACGGGAGCTTGACCGGGGGGTTCAGCTCAGTCATTCCTCGACGTCCTCGGTGATGTAGACCCGGATGTAGCCGCGACTGGGGACAGTCTGCTCGCGTCCATCGCCCCATGTGATCTTGAACTCGGCACTGTAGACCCCGGGAGCATCGGTCTCGCTGGCGCCCCAGTCATACCGAACCTGCCCGGAGGTCGGTGGGTCGACGATCTCCGCTGGGCTGTCTATCTCGCCCATCTGGAAGTTGACGCTAGTCGCGTCGGTCAGGTCGATCGCACTACGATCCGCCTTCCTCAGCGTGGCCTCGACGGGCGGAGCCGAGTCACCCTTCTTGATGTAGAAGACCTCAGCCATCAGGAGACCTCGTAACCTGCGCGTAGGTCGCTGATCTCTCGAGCTCGGCGACCGTCTCATGTCCTGCTGTCAGGGCGGCGTACGTCAGCGTCGGCACCAGATCAAGGTAGATGGCCTCGAGCGGTGTGAGCGGCTCCCCCGTGTTCAATACGCCGCTGGTCGTCGCCGACCCAGCGGCAGTTCCAGCGAGGCCCACCGAGCCCGCCAGCGCTCCGGATGTCGTGGCCGCCCCTGCGGCCGAACCCACCAGCGCGATGTCCAGTGCCAGCGCGCCCTGCGACGTGGCTGTTCCTGCGGCCGTACCCGACAGCACGATGTCGAGACTCAGTGCCGAGCTGGTCGACGCTGAGCCCGCGCTGGACCCCGCCAGCGGCACGTCGCCGCTGAGGACAGCATCCGCCGTCGCGACCGATGTTGCCGAGCCCGACAGCGCGATAGCGATCTGCGCGACGCCCGAGGCAGTTGCGGTGCCAGCCGTGCTGCCCTGAAGGACGACTTCGCCCTCCGAGGAGAGGATGCCGTCTGTCTCGGCGGCCCCATCCGCTGAGCCGACCAACGCGAGCTGGCGAATGATGTTGCCGCTGCTCGTGGCCGTGCCTGCCGCGGACCCCGCCAGCGGCACGTCGCCGCTGAGCTCGCCCGCGCCGGTCGCCACGCCCGCTGCCGAACCAAACAGCGCGATGGCAATCTCTAGCTCTCCGGCCGAGGTCGCGATGCCAGCGGTCGACCCC